CTGATAACAATGCATCTCTAACAATGTCATCACTTCATCTTTAGATTCACTATTGTAAGGATCTACGCCTTCTATCTCACTTCCAATATCTCCACTTGGATCTATGTCTTCTGAGGTGTATTTGCTTGGTAGATATAAACCAGACTGCACATACTTATTAAAGTCATTTCTTGGCATTCTAATTACATGAGTATATCTGATAGAGGTATAAAGATCTTTACTTTCTGGTGATACTACAAAGTCTTCTGCTTTCACGAATTGAGAACACTGTCTTTCTAAGTTTGCATCCCACCATATTTTTTTAAATGTATGTCCAACTAAAGGTAGCTGAAATAACATTTGATCTAAATCTGGAAAATATTCTGGCATCTCTTGAGTAATCTGATAATTCATATAATCTTTTACTCTTTTTGCTTGTTCTTCCATCTCCTCATTAGGATCGCCAACTATAACAGTTTTGACTGGCCCGCCACTTGGATATAATTCTGCTATTGCTCTTGCATTAAATTGTGTTGCGGCTTCTGCTATCATAGGATGAACTACAGTACTTAATCCTCTTGATGCTCTTTGATCTTCTTCTTCCTCTTGACCACCTTGTGGGTCTAATGTCTCTAATCCTTGCTTGTATCTATATTCCCATTCTGATCTAGCGTTCTTATCTGTTTCATAGAAACTAATTAAATCACTAGCAACTGCATTTAATTCATTTGCATCAATTTGTTCAGCCAAGTTTTCATCAAAGCCAGTTTCTAACTTATCTTCAATGTCTAGACTTGGATCACCAACTAGAACTTCATCATTACCAATTTCTTCAACTTGAAAACTGTCTGAAGGCATAGCTTCAGCAAAGGGAATTACTTGAGGTTCTCTAGCCATATATTGTCATCCTTCTCTCTTCTGTACTATCATCTTCGTCATAATCTGTAGAATGAGTGATAAACCAACCTTTTCTCAATCTTAACCAAGCCTGTGTACAAGTGTCAACTATATCATCATTATCGCCCGCAGGAAAGGCTGAACATATATCAATTAGATTTTTTGCCCATTTTTTCCCATGTGGATAATATATTCTACCATCTTCTAACAATGCAGAACTACTATGTGCTCTTGCAATCTTGTCTCTATCTGGTGAGTAAGCCAACACTGGAATCCCACCCATTCTTAAATCTTGAAGCAAACTTTGACCACTAGCCTTCTTCTCTATTAACACAGTATCTGGTTGCCACTCATCATATGCATCTTGTGCAAGTTTCCTTAATTCTGGATATGTTACTCTGTCATACCACATTTCTACTACTATAGCATTAACTTGTCCATTCATCTTAAAAATACCCCAAGTAGTTCTTGCACTGTAACTGCTTGTTTCTTTTGTACTGAAGGCAGTATCATAACTTTGAACTAAATAATCTATCTCTGGCAAGTCTTCTTTTTCCCAGGGAACCCACCATTCAGCCTTTAATATTCCACCACCTTTTGGCATAGGTCTTTGTTGAAGTTGACCCGCTGCCGCATATGAGCCTAGACTTTTCTCTAATTGTTCTAATGTACTATGATCTATTCTCTTTTCCCATAACAGTTCACCTTCTTTTGTTCTTGGATCTGTAAAGCCTAATGATGTTTTAGTAGGTGTTGGATGACCTATTTCATATCTTGCGGGTAAACATAAGTGATCCCAATCATTATATTCGTTTGCCAATATGTGCCCAGTAAGATCGTTCTCATGTACTCTTTGCATAATAATAATAAATGCACCAGTCTTAGGATCGTTCAATCTTGTCTGCATAGCTTGATCCCACCATTCAAGAACTCCTTCTCTAACTGTAGATGATTCTGCTTCTCTTACGTTATGTGGATCATCAATAACTATTATGTCACCACCTTCTCCAGTTAGTGCTCCATCAACTGACGTTGCAATTCTTTGACCAGTCTTATCATTCTCAAATCTTTGCTTTTGATTTTGATCTGACGTTAATGAAAATGCTTCTCCAAAGTATCTTTTATACCAAGCACTATCAATTAATCTTCTGCACTTTACGCTATCTCTTATAGATAAAGATCCTGCATAACTTGCAAATAGAAATCTTTTGGATGGTTGTATTGTCCAAGTCCAAGCGGGCAATGCTACTGCAACACTAATGGACTTCATATGTCTTGGTGGGATATTTATTATTAGCCTTCTTATATCGCCTTCTACGACTGCTTGTAGATGTTCTGATACTGCATCTATATGCCAATTGTCATAGAAATCTCTACCGGGTTCAATCGCTTCCCAAGAGTTTTTCGTGAACTCCTTCAATGACCTTTTCATTTCCTCTGCTTCCACCTTCTGTAGTAACTGAGGTAAGGATTGATTTAAGTTTGCTAAGTTCATTGTCGCTTATCCTAGTTAAGTCTATTACTTGCCTTTGCTCTATTATAGTTTCTTTCTCTATTTTATCTTGCCAACCCGCTCTGTTTTTCAAATAAAAGATCATTGCAGTATTATCGCCTTCAAGAGCTTTCTCATATAATTTATTAGTTACTCTTTGAATGCCTCTACCCTTGCCTCTTTTTATAGCCTCTGCAAACTCTTTAAATTCGTTCTGTTTATCATACAAAGTTGATTCGCCTATACCTAGAGCTAAAGCTATCTGTTCTGACGTAAGTCCTTGAGATGCATAGGCTTCTGCTCTTTCACACATATCTTTTGTAACTACAAATTTAGGTCTACCAACCTTATTACTTTTCTTAGTAACTTTCTTAGCCATTATAACACCATTTCAAATTGCTCATCATCATTCAGAATTGTATCTACATTTTTTTCAAACCCAACTTTTTCATTTGCTCTTAACCTTGTGTAGAGTTTAAAGTCTTGCTCCTTCAATACAAGCATAGCATCTTCATACTTTTGATCTAGAACTTTTTGTGTAGCTTCATCTATATCAGACGTAATATCCATCTGTATTCTCCTCTACAACTTCTTCATAAACTTTAGTTGTATTGTTATATGTAAAAAACTTTTGCCCTATGTGACCATATATACCTTGCTCTCTTATCTTTCTTGTAATGATCTTGGTAGAATTATCTTCAAAGTCTCTATGTACTACTAATGCAGTATCACTCATGTTTGCCCAATGTGCTGATCCACTTACTTGATATAAATCTGGTGGAGGAACTACGCCACTATCATTCCTCTGTAATTTATGTGGATGAGCTACCATCCAAACTACTAATTGATGGTTTCTTGCAAATTGCTGACACTTGGCAATTATGTCACGAATGTGTTCATCTTCTCTTTTAGAATAATCTCTATTAGGACTGATCTGGTTAAATGGATCTATGACTAAACCCTTGATACCAAACCTTTGTTTAGCAATCTTTGCCTTACCTAATATGAACTCTATGTCTGGAATCTCTTCTGTATTCTCAATAAATTTGAAATGATTATCTAAAAATTCTATACCATTGTTCAAATCATCTTGGGTAATTCTAGCAGTCAGTCCTATATCAAATGGCTTTCTGCATCTCTTCTCAAGTAAACGCCTAATATGATTTGGAGTTGAATGCTCTGGACTAAATATTGCAAAGTTCCAATTCTCATTCTCTGCTAAGTTTAAAAGTATCTGATCTAAAAAATTACTTTTACCATGATTTGGAATACCAGTTATCAAATTAAATGTACTTGGCATGACCTTGTATATTTTATCTAACTCTTTGAATCCAGTACTAAAAGCCTTCTGCTCATTGCCATCATAAATATTCTGCACACTATCGTGATACTCTTTAACTCCATGCAAACCTTGAACTGGAAACTCTTCAGCGTATTGTATACATTCTTGTAGGATTTGAGTATCATAATGTATTAAACATTCGTTGGCATCTTTACACTGCCAATCATCTATTCTAGGGAAATTGACAACTTTACATATGTCTTTACCAAATCTATGTATGATCTCCAACCTCAACGCCTTGCCATTTTCGTCAGCATCTGTGGCTACAACAACTTCATCTGCATCAAAAATCCACTTAGAGTGTTCAAACGCCTTAAACCTTTTATCATCAGATTTAAACTTGGGTGTTTGAGGTGCTCCATCTGGTAAACTTACTACATTTTTATACCCAGCTTCATACAATGCGAGTACATCCATTTCACCTTCTACAAATATAACAGACTTAGTGCCAACACTTTCCCAATGTTTCTTTAACATATCTATATTATACAGACACTTAGTTGCATTTTTTTCCTGCAGAAACTTCTTATCTCTAGTTCTACTTTTGATGTTTACTATGTCTCCATCTAAATAATATGGAAAACATAGCTTTTGGTCTTTGGTAAATAATTTAAATGTCTCTGCAGTTGCTTGACTTATCTTTCTATTATTCAACCATATCAAAGAGTTAGGTGATAAGTCGTGATTCGCATTAGATACAATTGGAATTGGTGGTGCTAATTGTATTCCCTCATCTCTAACAACTTTAGATTGTCTTGTTGGTAAGTTGGCTCTGCCTTCTCTAACACCTCCACTCCAATCACAGTGATGACACATCCAAACGATAGAATCATGTTTAACTGTTACTGAAAGACATGGATCGTGCTTCTTTCTCCTACTTGGACTGCAGTTAGGGCATCTAGTCCTATAATCGCCTTCACTATAGCTATTTAAAAATATTCCTTCATCTTGAGCTTTTTCTATAATTGTTTTTTCATTATTCATCATTTTTTTATCCTACTAATAAATTTAAGTTTGTTATTCGTTGTTTTGGTTTCTCTACATCGTTAAATCTTTTTTGTGATAACCAAGTCTTAGCGTGTGGAATAAATTTTTCATCTTTCCCGGTTTGCGACTTAGCAAATATTTTAGTCTTATTTATTAAATTTTCAAAAGATATTTCTTTTTCTCTGATAGCTTTGTGGAACTTCTGTGAAGCTCCAAATTTATTATCGTTTGGTCTATTGGGATATTCTTTCCAAAATATCTCAAACTCCTTACTATATTCTTTTTTATTATGATAGGTTATTGGTGTTGCATTCTGCATAGGGGGTGGGGTAGCAATTTGCGACTGGGTATCTATTCTAGGTTTATATATGTTACTTGTCTGCCTATGATTGTTGTTTTGAGTAAGTTGAAATCTTTTCTCTACCTCAATAAAATTCAATTCTTTCAATCGTTTAAGTGATCTTATAACTGTATCAGTACTGCATTCACACACCTCTGCTAACTTCCTATGAGAAGGATAGCAAGTGTCCTCTGCATCTGTATAGTTCGCCAATATAATTAATATTAGCTTATCTGTAGAATTACCTACCTTTACTTCAGATGCCCATTTCAACGCTGACCACGACATATATTTCCCCTTATATCTCTGTGATAATTATTGGTGGATCATATGT